AGATTTAACTATCGCGCCGGCAATGCCCGCCGCCGCTAGTGCGCCCGCTGCGCCCCATTTATTAAATTCTACTGTTGAGGACTGTAGGCGTTTGTCACTTTCTTGTATTGCTTCGCCTGCGTTTTTTAAGCCCTTTTTAAGCTCTTTTGAATCCGCGCTAATTTTTACATTTAACGCGCCAATGGTTGAGTTAGTCATTATAAAACGTCCACACCTTGATCAATTAATTGTTGCCGACGGATCATCATTGCTTCAAGATCGTCCTCGTGAATGCCATTTATAACTCGCGGCCTTTTTGATTCAATAATGCTGTTAACCTCTGCGGGGGTCATTTTCCAATAGTCAGTTGGTGAGATGTTAAACTCACCAACTAATAATTGGTATAACTGATCCCAAGGATAATCAACTATTATTTTATTTTGCTTTTCTTCTTCACTAACGAATCTTTTTTTTTGGATTCGGGAAAGAAAGCCGACAAAATAAGGCTTAAAAGCTCCTTGGTTTCTGCCATTGATGCCGCGCCCTCTGAAAACATATATTCATAAACGCTTTCTTGTGTAGCATCAACCGCGCCCGCTTCATTCAAAACAATAGCGATAAACTTAGCATCATGGCTAAAGCGAACGTCACCCGTGAGCTGTCGAGCCAAAACACCGCCTATGCTTATTTTATCCTCGACGCGATCTATTGTTTCCATTGTAACCATCATAGGGTAGCTTTCGCCGCCCCATGTTAGTTCTAGCTTTTTACGCATAGCCATTTGATTAAGTACCCGCCACGAATACAACTGCGCCACTAGATGTGAAGCTAGCCTCAAAGGTCATTAAAGCGTTTGACTCGCCTGAAAAACTTGGTGCGCCCGTCATAGCTGCATCGAATGTTAATGTTGAACCGTCTGGGTAGGTTTTTACTACCTCGAATATCTGACTAGTTGCAAAATATGCTTTCATCATTTCCAAGTTTTTAACAATACCGCTGACAGAAAACTCCGCGCTTTTTAGCCCTGGTGTTGCTACAAACTCAGTCCAGCCGCCTGCTGCGTCATCTGTGCTATCTAGCATTTCATTTGAGAACGAAATACCTTTTGAGTTTACGCCTAAAACTGAGCTACCGCCCAATGTGAAAGTCACTTCACGACCTTTAATGCCAATTCCTGTGCTCATAATATAATACCCCTTTAGGTAAGTTTATTTTTTGCCTAAACTGGCAATGGTTCAAAATTTAATTCATATCTTTGTACACTGTTTCGAGTTAACCCGTCACCTTGCACAATGATTTTTCTTAATGTTTCTTCTATTCCTGATATGCCATAATTTGACGTGTCAGGAAAATTAAAACGGTTCAAGCTATTATACACGCTATCAGCTATATTTGAAACCTCCTTGCTCCCTCTGTAGCGTGAAAAGCCAACTATTTGAATAGTTGCGCTAAATCCTGTTTTATCATCAACATCATTGCTGCTTATTTCTAGTGGATCAAGACGAATAAACGGGTAGTCGCTATCGTCTTTGAATTGCGGTACATGATCGTAAATTTCAATGTTTAGTTGATCTGACAATCTTTGGTAAATTGCGCTATAAATTTCATTCATTTTTTAGCCTTTGCTTTTTCAATCTGCTTGTTAACCGCTTTTTTGACCTTCTTATCAAAGCCTTTCATTTCTTCGCGCCGCGCCGGTTCTAAAAAAGGTCTATTCAATACAGTTTCAAGATAAAAACCATACTCTAAATTGGTGCCAACATACGCCACGCCCTGTCCTTTTTGGTGGTCTAGAGTAATAGAGCCAATTAAACGCCCTGTGTCGGTGTTGGGACTTTCGCCCTCTTTGGCTGCGATGTGGTCGTACGGTTTGCCTGCTGTAGTGTATCTTGTTACCCATGTTCCCATACTTGGCGCTTTTATCGCCATTGTAGCATTACCTAGCACTTTTACAGCGGTAGCTTTTACAGCTTCGTCTATTGCTTCATCCATGTTTACACCTGCTTTTCCAAGTGCTTTTATTAGTGCTTTTGTACCCTCTATTTTAAAGCTCATTAGGTGGCCGCGTTTCTGCTAGCAATAATGTTGATCCACAAGGTACTTTCAACTATGGATTCTACTGATTTTATATTGTAGTAATCGCCCTTGTATAACAAGCGCATAGAAGGATCAATATCGGCCACGTATTCAAAGCTAAACTTTTTAAACTGCTTGTCCTCGTCGCTCGTAGTCGCTGAAACAAAACCTTTTACAGTCGCAAAGGTCGCCCAAGTCTGAGTGAACCCGCCTTGGCCGTCAGCGGTTTTTGTCATCTGCTCAATAGTAAAGTTTTGCGTAAACTCTGAGAATGTATTGTTCACAAAGTCGCTAGCCATATCTGCAAAGCTCACTTTAGCACCTCGCTAGCGTATCGCGTAAAAGCGGGGCTAAGTAATTCTGCACACTTTGAAAGCTAGATTTTGTTTTTTTACCACCTGAAAAATAAGAAACCTCTAGCGTGTCTATCTTTTTTCTTTGCTCGTTTTGGCTCACTTCGTTAGTTAATAGAGTTGTAGTATTTGCCACTATTGCCGCCTCTAACAGCGCTTTTTTTAGTGTTAATGGTATACTGTCGGATGCAACAGAATAACCGTATATTTCTACATCTCTACGGGGGTAAATTAGCTCTTGTTCGCTTGAAGCCCTAACACCTGACATTGATGGTTCAAACGAGTTTAAAAAGTCAGTGGCTTTTATTTGTAATATGTCTCGCTCTGCCTCTGTTGCGGGCAATGTTACTCCGCGAGCCGTGGCATATGCTGTTAATTCTGCGTCAGTTGTAAAACTGTTAGCGCCCGCTACAATTGTGCCGTCTTCTATTATTAAAGCCATTCTGCTACCCTGTGTATATTAATAAAGCAATTATAGCATTTTGATACAAAATAAAAAATAACTATTATTTGTTAATAAAAGCTTGACAGTGTGATTGTTAACCGTTAGATTACATACATCAGCAACGAAAGAGAGAAAACAACATGAATAAACATATATTATTGGTTATGAAATGGTTAGCTGACGCTAGCTCAGTTAGTCAAAAAGAACTAGAAAAAAGTAAGAATGAGGCTAATACCGCACCCGATGGCGCTGCTCATGATCGTGCTCACGATGCTGTTTTTGATGCTTGTGATGATGTTAACGCTGCCGATGTGGTTTGTTTGGTTGATGAATACTTCAAAGAAACTGGCGAAGATAAAAACGAATATTTAAAGGAACTAAGCAAATGAAAAACTATTATGAAGAAAAAATGAATTTTCATTTTAAAGAGTATCAATTGTCAGTTGATGCCAAAAAGGACAAAGCAGCAGCGCATCATATGCGCGAATATTTAAACTATAAACAAATGCACGAAAACAAAAAGGGATCAATTAATGAATAACAGAGATAAAATTAACACCGAATTATTAATCAATATCAACAACTCATTACAGGTTATGAACATTCTAATGCTTTCATTGAGCAAGTTTGGCGGTAGCGACAAAGACAACCTTAGAGGTACGCTAGAGAGCTTACGCACAGAATCAGCTCGCATTAACGGCGCTTTAGAATTGGTTAACGAACAAGAAAATAAAAAGGAATCAGAATAATGAATAATTATTGTCACGTATCAAGACAGATAGCCAACCATTGCCACACTGACGAGGATGAGCGTACGTATAGTGAAATATTCGCGGAAATGAAAGCGCGAGATTGGGCGTATATAAACGGCGAACAAGTTTGGCTATGCCAGATCACCGACAGAATAGACACCGAAGATCTACGCGAAGCCGCGCAAAGTGCAGTGCTAGGCGATGGTATGGTGCTGTATAACCTTTACCTAAAAACGATAAAAGAATTTGATTAAATAGGGTTTGATAAAATGAATGAATGGATAAGCGTTAAAGATGAATTACCAGATTTAAATAAATTTTGCCTTGCTTATAAGTCTACCCGCGGGTTCTCACCTACTAGCGTAGTAGTGACGCAATACACAAAGTATGGTTTTGACAGTTCTTGTGTTACCCACTGGCAACCACTGCCTAAACCACCGACACAATAGAGGTTAATAGAATGAATAAAGTAATAGGAATAACCAAGCAAACAAAAATACCAGATAAAACAATAAGCGAACTGTATTACGAGATTTTATATTTCGTTGAAAGTAAGCATGAAGGTGAAACAAGGCATGAGGCAGCTAAAAGATTGATAATAGAAGCGCAAACAACAGAAGGGGCTTGCAAAAATGGATAATGTAACTAAGGCAAATTTTAATACTAGGTTTTCGGTTCAGGAGGATTTGGAGCAGGATTTGGCGGCTTTAATCGAAAAATACGACGGGCGAATGTCATTAGCTCAATTTTGCGGGGTTCTTGATATTGTAAAATTCAGCTTGTTAACTGGTCACTCTGAATAATTAAACACAATAGAGGTTAATAGAATGAGCACCAAAATCACTATATTTATGACCAACTGCTGTCATATTTATAAAGATTCTGAATACATCGACGGTAACGAAATAGAGAAACTATGTATAGACGTTGATTATTTAACACTGGATGAGTGTAATTCAATAGAGGTCTTATGGGAGTCTGATTTTGCAGAATTAATAAGAACTATATTTAACCCACTGGATAACGAAAAGCTAGATCAGATCTGTAGGGATTACTGGCGAAAAAACCTAAACCACCAACACAACAAAGGTTAATAGAATGAACTGGATCAAAGTAAACGAGGAATACCCATTGCTTAACGTGCCGATACTGGCGCGTACAGCTAATGACTACGGTTACGGGCATATGTTTGAGGTATTCACGTTTGATAGCAATATGTTTACACAGGAAGAAGCTTGGATGATTTTAATCAACGGCGCTTTTCAAGAGTGGCTTAAAATACCTAAATAATTTAACTTAACGATGCTTGTTCAAAGGGGGCAAGCACAAAAAAAATAGAGGGAATAAAAATGGAATTTACAACGAGAGAATACGCAAGA